TCGAGTAGTGTTACGTTCATGAAGCAGTCACTGTATTCGCGAAAACGATTCGTTTTAACTCCTCCTCGTCATGAAGTGCGGCATTCAACTTGTCGACTCCACGACGAATCTCATTCTCAATGGCCGCCCACTTCTCAGGGTGATTGAGATACTTTGTATGACGGGTGGTCTTGTCTGGGAATCGCTCAATCAACTCAGACTCGGTTGCATCATACATATTCATGTAGCATCGAAGTTGAATCTCATCGTAGAGCGGTACTTCAGCCCAGACACGCGTTCGGTCTTTGGAGTCTACGATTCGATTCTCGGATGCTACATATCCATCACAACGTCCGACCAGCTTGAAGGTTCCAAAGTCTTTCTTAATCGTCTTTGTATTTCGTTCAGTGACCTTCACATCCTTTACAGCCTCGTAGGTGTCTAGGATTTTGTCTTCATTGTTTATTCCACGCTGTTTGGCAACTTGTCCGCGAACTTCGCTTACCAAACGTGCTTTGAGTTCAGAAGGGAATGTGTCTCTACGGAGGTCAAACACCAATGCGGCTTGAGCTTCAACTTCTTTGAGAACCGTTTGAACGTTCGTAGTCTGTTGAGCGGATTTGACACCGGATTGAACGATATCCATGATGGGCCATTCGTGAAGGACTTCATTCACCAACTTGGAGTACGCACGAAGATTGTACGTCTTTTCTAGTTCGGCTACACGTATCTTTCCAACCAAGTCTTTACAGAGGAGTTCGTATGCAATTTCATGTTGGTTCTGGTATTTGTGGAGACCAATAAAGCCGGCAACTTTGGAAGCAGAGATTTCAGGGAACATTTAAGGTATGTTTCTTTACGGCCGATGGATTCGTTTTCTAAGTTGAAAAACTCTTTTGCATTCGTGTAATCGCATCCAACCACGCAGGGATTCCATTCAAGACCGTCGCAACTGCCAACGAATCTCCTGCAACCGGTGTAGTATCCAAAGTCACACCTTCACAGACCAAGACAATCGCAGTGGTGACTAAAGCCTGACGAGACTTTGCATCGGCAGGACTCCATCGTAGACAATACATTCGGTACAGGACTTCGATATACGGCCGCGCAACGGGTTGTGCTTGCTTTTGAATTGCATCCCAGAAACTCCACACAACATGATTCCCATGTGCCACAGAAACATACGTATCGGAACGGTTCGCAAAAATCAATGGCTGTTTGGTCTGTTTCTTGTGTTCGCGAGCATATGCAAAGACCCACGCCATCCAATACAAGGCTCGTGTTGTATCACGTACATCTTGACGAAGACAATACACGAATTCATTCATAGGCACTGCAACCGTCAATGGGTCATCTCGACGCAACACCAGTTTGCCATACAAAGTGGACGGTGCTTTCAACGACTCTTGAATCGTCACTGGGTCAAAGTCGTGTTGAGGTTTAATGGTCGGTAACGAAGGGAGCTTATTCTTGCGACAGAACGAAATGGTTGCAGCGGCCTTGCAAATGAGTTCACGCACTTCAATGTTGTTACGAATGGCGGTCATGTCTCGCAATGAATACTTGGCTTCAATCGGCGCATAGTTTTCATACGCTTTCGCCAAATACAAGAAGATGGCAGGTTGAGCTCGATTCACATGCAGGGCTGCACCTTCAAACAGCGCCATCCACAACGTATGGACGAGTCCCGAACAAACAAGTTCCAAGGACCAATAACACGCATAATCTGCGTGACCGAGTTGAATGTTCTGAAGGAGCACCTTCGTAACATGCGAACGGATGTGGCCGCAAAAGGTTGTTTTTTGAAAGTCTAAGACAGTTCGAGGGTCTGTGATTTCCATTGCTGTTCTAGTAGATAGTTCCATACGTTGTTAACCGCGAAGCTGCATACTTTTGGTAGATGCTATACAGGACATACAAGAGTGAGGCTACAATGAGAATATTCAGAATTGAATCCAACCAATCCCAAATGGTTGGCTCAGGCTTTTTGGTACGGAGTTTGCGTTCCATTTGAATAGCATTCTCGACTTTGTGAATCTGGTCCTTGAAGGTATTGGCTGCATACTTTACTTCATCTTTGAGCGACAACACCTTGTCTTTCAATCCATTGACTACATCCACAGTCTTTCGCTGATTCTCATACTGGCGCAATGCAGAGTTTTTAGTCTCTACTAACTTTTCAACCATTGGATTCACTTCGGCTTTCAAGACACGCTCCTTCTCAGCTTCCTTCCATTTCTCTCCATCCTTGAGCGTGTAATAGTTGGAACGAGCTTGTTGATAGGCATCGGGCACTTTGTCTCGCACATTCTCTGCATCTTGGAGTTTTTGAAATGCATCTCGAAGCTTCACATCCTTATCAATCTTTCCATCAAGGACTACAAGTTCGTTCGTAAATCGGTCCTTTTCCTTGAGAAACTCGCTATATGCAGTTGGATTGCTTGTTTGGAGTTGTTCAAGTGCTTTACCTTCAAATATAACTACAGAGAGCGTGTTTAAGGTTGCTGAGTAACTTGGGTCACTTTTGTAGACACATTGAAAGCCTCCATTCACAGCTCGTCGTTCATACCCTCGCTCGGTCGGACATGGCATCACACATGACAAATTGCCTGCACTTTCAAACGGTGTAGGGCATTTTGGCATTTCGACTGTGGGTTGCCCACCCGTTGATGACTGTACCAGTCCCATTGCTTATCTTGTTAGAAAGAAACCGATGGAGACACCCACAGACAATAGTAAAAAGGCTAGAACATGAGCTGTATCAATGGATAGTGTGAGGTAGCCAAGAAAGACCAAAACCAAGAGGAACAATGAAAACTGAATAAAGAATAGGTCACGATTTTCGATAGAAAGAACGGCAATCCGTTCCTTTTCATAGTCTTCCGTCGGGGCGGTTGCAGGTCGTAAGGGTTGTAGAGTTTGATTGAGCTTTTTCAGTTTTTCAATTCCATCGACGGTATCTTTGAAGGCTGAATACTTGGTATCTATTGCAGAATAGTCTTGTACGATTTTCTCTCGTTGTCGTTTGGCTTCGCGAAGTGTGTCGATATCTGCAACTTCTTTAGCCACTCGAACAAGTTCGTTGTCGATACGAGTTCGTTCCGCCGCATAGGAACTGGGTTCTGGTTCTGTGGGTTCAAGTTGGGGTAAGGCAGTTAAGTTATATCTAACATTGTTATAGTTGATATGTACGCATCTTGCAATCGGCGGACCCGCTCCTCCGACTTCATCTTGTTGATATTTGAAACCAGCCGGACACACTGCACGACATGAAAAGAAGGTGCCCTTTTCAAAACCCTCCGGACATTTCGTTGTTTGAGACATCTCCCTTACTTACGGTTCGGGAGAAAACCGTTGAGAATTCCATACAACGGAGCCACTACACGCGCAGAGGTTGAAATTTCATTGGATTTCCATCCAAGTGTGGGTGCAGCGGCAACACCATTACGGATGTACGGTGCAACGGTAGCCGCCATACGAAGGTAACGAGTGTGTTCCGACGCATCGGTGGTTAGACGGACATGACGAGGTGTGTTAAGTTCAAGGAAAGAACTGACGGGCATTTTGTTTACTAACAAACAAGATAATGACGACCGAGTTTGACAGTGTACTGACACGATACAAACTGAGTTTGTTAGAATATAAGGTGACCGGACAGTCCACTTATAAACAACAAGCTGAAGTAGCCGAAAAATGGCTGAACGATTACCTTAAAACATTAGAACAGAGCATTCAAAACGATACCAAGTTCATCGACCAGTTTGCGAAGAACTACGAAAAAACCAACCCTGAACTTGCCAAGTTTCAGAAGGAGATTGCAGAGGCACGCAAACAAGGCCCCGAGTTAAACGACCTCTATGAAGGCGAACTCAAAACCAAAGAAGAAGTGGTTCGCGATGATTCAATGTACTATACCAAAGCCGCCATCATTGGCGGGGTTCTTGCACTTGGAGCGGTGCTATCCTTCCTTTGAGTCATGAATAGGAGGTAAAAGACAATGCAGAGTGCAAGTAAGAAAAACCATATGAGATAGGTTCGAAGCTCTCGGTCTGCATCATGCTTCACTTGCTGACGAATACGACGCACGGTCTCGAGCGAATCCGTCGCTACAAGAAGACCACTATAATCCTGTTGGATTCGACCCAACGTTTTAATGAGATTGGCTCGTTCCTGAGCGACATCAGGTGTCGTGGTTTTCAAAAAGGTGAGTTTGTCCATGATATCGTTAATTGTCCTTCCAAGCTTGACATTCATCGCGCGGAGTTTAGGTATCTGTGTTACGTCATCTGTCTCGAGAGATTTATCAATGAGTCCATCATACATTGCGAGCTGAGCATCATACTGTGCCCTTAATTCATCCATTGACATTGTGTTATTCATTGTCCTTACGCAATATTTACATCTGGAACACAGTAACGATAGTACAATTGTGCACCCGCAACATCGCTGTGTCGATTGACTTCAATGACATCACCCGGTCGTGCTCCAATCCATTTCACCATCGGGTCTTGTGAGTCAATCCACGGGAGTTGCTGGTCTGGCGTATTGATGTTGTACGTCTTGAAGACTTCCGCCTTCTCTTCCTCTTTGAGAATGCGGTGAGGCATTGCAGCACGGTGGGTCGTGATATCAAACAGAAGCTGTCGTTTGTGGAAGAACTGAATCAAGCGAGTCTTAGTCATCTGCTTGATGATTTTCAGCACATTCTCAGAAGGAGGCACCAAGGCTACAATAATGATGCCGTGGGTATAGTCGTTCCCATCTGCAAAGTCTACAATTTTGTTTACATCACGCTCCACCATACCCTTGGCCTTTTGACTGAATACGACCAACTGGTTTCCAAGGGTATATAAGTTCACGTTCTCAATTCCATCCGTCACCACTCGTTCGGTCTTTGTATCCAAACCACGGCGTCCTAGCATTGTTCGCAAGGTTTCAAGTGCTTTGTCTTCGTCCATACTTATCCTTTCATCTAGACAGAAAGCTGTTCGTTTTTTCGTGAAGAAGGATAATGACGAAGTGGCTTTTATTTGCGGCTGCGTTTCTAGTGGCTGTGCTCGTACTGATGAAAACAACCGAACGATTCCAACCCGAGTTCTTGGACCGAACCCAAATTGCACGAACCGTTGCAGTTCAAGATTCCTCCTACGACCAACAGACCAATCACTTGAACCCCATACCCGTCCAGCATGAGCGGGTGGACGGAATTGAGACACCTTTCCGAGTGAACCAATATACATCGTATGTTACATAAGAAAGTATGGTGTTTCATGCGAGAGTGTCGGATGTCTTTAAAAAGAGTCCTCGGAAGGCAACGATTCCAAAAGCCTTACGAGAACAGGTTTGGGTCCAACAAATCGGTCAAAAGTTCGATAGCAAGTGTAAAGTCACGTGGTGTACGAACCGAATCAATGTCTTTGATTTCCAATGCGGACATAACATTCCAGAAAGCAAAGGCGGTAAGACTACAGTCGACAATCTTGTTCCAATTTGCGGTCGGTGTAATATGAGTATGGGTAGCCAATACACGATTGACGAATGGAATCGAAAGTTTGCAAGTCCTAGGTCGAAGTGGTGTCAGTGTTTCGGGCTAAAATGGTAAGTCCATTATTATGAGTGTAGCGCTTTTCAAGACGCCATTCTGGATGAACCTCTAGGAACTCCACGACCGCTGGCCATAATCCTTTACGAATTTCTTCTTCTGGATAACCGGACTCAATACTTTGAGCATGTATGTCTGCATTACTTCGTATGGATTCTCCGTAGACTGCGTCTACAGTTGTATCATGTAGAATGATGTATTTTTGAACCGATGCATGCCAATGAGCAAGCTCACGCTTGAGATGACCATAGATGTGCCATGTGTCTATAAATAGTAAGTCTGTTTCGATGGGTACACACTGTGTATCATTGCCCTCTATAAAGGATGCATTGATACCTTCCGCCTTACACATTTCAAGGAAGGGTTTCATGTTTGTAGATTCATATAAATCGATCATTATGTAGGAGTGATTTGGTCTACCGATTAATGCACTCGCAAATGCATATGAACTAACAATCTCACGAACACCACATTCGATTATACGAGTGCATTGTTTTGCATAGTTGTACAATGTTTCAAGGTGTTGATTAATATCGCTTGGTCTAGACGCCATTGTACTATAGTTTATCATGAGCTCTGACTGCGTGTTGTAAAGTATACTTGAAATGTCAGGTTTTCGTTCGGCAATGAACATTTCTTCCCACCCACGCACTGGAATCACAGAGTATCCAATCGAACGAAGATACTCAAACAACTCTTCACGCAGTTTGATTGCGGGAAGTCCTTCGCGTTCACGATAGTCCGCCCACGATTCAAAGAAGATACGCGGATATCCATTTCGCTTGAGGGTTTCTTGCATGCCTTCAATCACCTCCTTTTCAAAGCCTTCTACATCAATCTTAATGAGACCAACGTTAGCAAGATTGAACGAATCCAAGGTTGTAATTGGGACTTGAATCGAGTCGCATACCTTGTCTTTGAAATCAATACAGCTGTTTCCACCTCCGTCTTCCGACCTGAAATAATAGGGAAGGCTTCCGGTATGATTTCCCAATGCAGTCTTATGGATTGTGACATCATAATCCAGTCCTCGCAATGCGACATTGCCGCATAAAAAGTTGTGCGTTCGCGGACAGCATTCAAAGCTATGTACGTGGACACACTTCTTCGCAAAGGGAAGCGTCCAAGTTCCCACATGTGCTCCAATGTCGACAAAGACTTTGCTTGGGTCCATCATGGACATTGCCCAATCAATGAGTGATCGTTCATACACTCCAGTATTTGCAAAATCATATGCAATTTGTTTTTCGAGAAACAATAGCCCATCCGGTGATAGCTTTTGAAGAACCGGTGTGTCGGTTCGTAAGGATTGCTCACGTAGGTAGAACATTTGATTAATTAGACGGCATTGGTATAAATGACTTTGTAAGACGCTTGCATTCAGACTCTAGATGTTCGCGTTGAAACTGTGGTTCAAAAATGCTATCTGCTAGATTCTTTGCTTGTAGAGCGATTTGCTTAGCCTCTTCATCATGTGTAACTAACCATTCCAAGGTCTCATTCAAGTTTGACAAATCATAGTGAATGGGTACATAGTTTACCATGGGTAGTAAATATCTCTTGAACCAAAAGTCATTGTCTGGATGCGTAACCATCACTGGAACTGAGCCAGACCCAAACACCCATTGAAGATTGGACGCAATACAGTTTCCGTCCACAATGAGAATGTACTTATAATGAAAGTGACGTTCTATACCACACCGTTCTGCAAAAAAGTGTTCGGGAATACCCTTACCATCTTCCCATCCACCCCAATGGGTTAGTTTTACATCCGAATGAGGAGAGCCAATAAGAGCTGCAATCACTCGTTCACGAATCGAAGGAATCTCATACCCAGAAGACCCACCACGCCAAAACAGAATAGGTCGCCGTGTGCGCCACTCGGGTAGTATAGCTCCTTTAAATAGGCCATACTCAAAAGTTATATCATCCAATGGAAGAAGCACTAGGTTTTCCTTTTGGACTCGCGAACAAAGTGCACCGACATACTTTGAAGAGGGATACTGATGCACGGGCGTATTACCAAACCCTTCAAGTCCAAACCCATCTGAAGACAAAATCGTAATCTCTGGAAAAAGGGTTCGAACGAATCTATCAATCGGTCCACCCTTTGTACACACACTATATGCACCCGCCCAATAACATGCCATTATAAGTCCAACGATGCAATTTGTTTAAGCTCTGTTTTAGGAGGCAATGTTCCTTGTTTGCGGTGTTCCAACACTTCATTCCAGAACTGTGTCAGGCCTTCCAAATGTTTAGAGAGCCATTCTGGGTCCTTCGGCACAAAGTCTTCTTTGATGGAGGTCAGTAACCAATAGATGACTTGAGTCGTATCTTCGTAGATGTCTTTGTCGTAGACGACCTTCCCATCTTCGTAGACTGTAAACATACCTTTCTGTTCGGTGCTTCGAACCCATTCTGAATAGTTCACCTGTTTGAATCGAAACTCGACATACTCGCACTCGTCAATCCCCGTGCATTCCATCTGCATTTGCATCTGGTGAATGTATCCAGGTGGAATCTCGGCTTTCATTGCACGACTGATAGGACATTTGAACTCGACCAGTCGACCATAGCGTTTTGGGTCATCGCTGTTCGGCACAATCAATCCATCGGGCGATGCGCCTAGAAATGCATAGCGTGGATGCTGGACGCACGAGACATCGGTAATCGTGCACTTGGTTCGCTCTTCGTAAATCTTCTTTGCAACCGGTTCGAATCGTGTACCCCATAACAATGCAGGGACCGCATTTCCTTCGCCAGGAGGTTTGGGTTCCAACTTTCGCATCATCACTTCTCGTCGTGCAGATTCAGAACCGAACACTCCATAGACTTCCGAAGCTGTAATCATTTCACTTCGTTTGGCGTGCCAGGCCTCTGTCCGCTGGTCGTTCGCTCCATACATTCGCAATACACGCTCGTAGCATCGGTCTCGCATCCACAGTCGTCCGACTTCCCCGAGCATGAGTCGTTCGACGAGGGCGTTGACCTGTTGCTTAAGAACACGAAGCGGCAGTCGTGGTTCAAGAGTCCTGCAAAACGCGATAAACTCTCGGACTCTTCGTTTGAGTCCTGTGTAGGGTCGGTTGTCGAGCAACCATTCAGTAAGGCGCTCTTCCATTGTTCTTCTGTAAGCTTCGT